TCACGGTGCCACGGTCGAGACCGCCGGTCAGGCCGACCGATGGCGTCGTCGTGATGAACGCCTTGACGCCAGCGATAGCCTTCGGATCGGCGGTGCCGTCACCCCAAAGCTGGCCGTTCAACGACCGGCTCGTGCCTTCGCCCATATCTTCGAGCTTATCTTCGAGCAGGTTCACCAGGCGCGTCATCTCGGCCTGGTCGTGGTTGGTCGTGTTCTCGCCGGTCGTGCTATCGGTGACCGACGTGCCGTTGATCTTGAGTTCGGTCCCGGTGATGACGATGCCGCAATGCTCCTCCTTCCAAGGATAGAACACCCGCTTGATGTTCGCCGGGTTAGCGTAGGTGACGGTATCGTCGTGCGTATAGCCGACCATCTGTGACGTGTAGTCACCCTTCACAGGGAGATCGACGTTGCCCTTGCCGCCTGGGAAGGTTTTCTTGGCGCTGACCATCGCGTCGAGCAGCGGCTTGTCCTGAATGGTCTGTAGGAATGGCTGACGCTTGATGTAGAAATCGAGCGCCGCGTTCGCGATGTTCGCGAGTTCGCCGGCTGTGAATGCCATCTGACCCTCTATTGGTTGAAACGGTAGCGGCCATCCAACCCTTGCTGCGCGGCCTCGCGCAGGTTCTTGGGCGGCGGCGGTGCTACGTTGTTCGGTGACGGACTGCTCGCGCTCGACGGCTGTCGCGGCGTAGCCGCTGGCCTCGGAGCGTAGCCGGCTAGGACATCATTCACGCGCTTGTAGGCGCGATCGAGGACGCTGACAGCGGCCTCCGGTGTCCTTGGCTGGCCCTCCTGCGCCAGGATGGCTCGCGCCGCGTCTTGCACCATCGGACGCTTGCGCTCGAAGTCAGGGTCTCTGGCAATGATGCTGCTTTCCCAGGTTGCCGCTGCACCACGATTACGCTCGACCGCTGTGCTGGCGACTGTCGCTTCTGTCGTCTTGGACGCCCGGCTTGCTGCCTCGTCGGACAGCCGTGCGCGCACGCGGGCTTGTGCGAGTTCCCGCGCGCTCTGCTCATCCATGAACCCCTGGTCGACCTTCTCAGCCAGGTCGTCGGGCAAGGTGTGACCGGCCCGCTTCTGTAGCTCTCGATAGATTGGCTCCAATCTTTCGAGCGCAGAGAGCGGATCGGTTTTCATGCGAGCGATCAGATCGTAGGCGACGACCATGTCATCGGCCGTGATGCCAAACTGATCCATGTAGGCGGTGATCTTCCCGTACTGTTCGGCCGGGGCGCGAAGCTCCTCGACCTGCTTGCTCGCCGTCTGGTAGTCGGCGGTCAGCTTCTTCCAACGGGGATGATCGTTGAAGGGCGGCGGCTGTTCGGCATCAGCGGCACCTTCCTTGCTTTCGCCTCCGGGCTTCTTCGCCTGGGTTACTTGCGCGGTCGGCGCCGCTGCGCCGTTGGCCCGCTCGCTAGGAGCGGGCGCAGCCTTGCCATTGCCCTGATCTGATGGAGCGGACGGGCGCTCCGTCGCGGTCTTGGTGACAGCCGCCGTCGCGACCTTCATCAGTTCCGCATGCACGTCGAGAGGTTTGTCGCCTGGCGAAGGCGACGAAGGCTCAGCCGATGTACTCGGTGCAGACGCAGGGGTCGTCGCGGACGGATCGACCGTCGTCGAAGCCGCCGCTGGCGTGCTTGTCTGCTCAGTTTCCGGTGCCGAAGCCGGCTCGTCGGGCATGTTCAACCCCTGTCCCTTGTTCGCGTCATACTCCTGTCGGGTAACAAACTCAACACTAACCCGACAAATTGATCACGCCGCTCCTCGCTGCGCGACTGACGGCGGCACCGCTACCTGCGGTCGCGTGCGCGGAATTGTCGTCGGCGGTGCAGCGTTCGCGGCGGCGCCTTGACCAGGCTGCGGCGCGTTGTTGGCGCCCTGCGCGCCCTCGGCGGGCTTGCCACCGCCCGGTCGCGGCGCGCCGGCACTCTCCGGCTGCGCCGAACCGCCCGCCATCGTGTTCTGCGCGACGATCGACGGGATGTTCTGTGCCATCGCGTCGGTCAGGTCCATGCGATCGTCCATCCGGCGCAACACTTGCTGCGCCAGCCACATCGGATTGATGCCGGGGATTTGGATCAGGTAGGGCAGGATCATATTCATATTCTGCATCTCCTGCGCCTTGTTCGGGCGGCCCGACGATCCGGCCTCGACTTCGACGTAGAATTCCGACGCGATGTCGGCCTTGCTCATCTGCGGCCAGATGGCACCCGGCCCGGCAATCTGCTGCACGGTCGGCAGCGTCAATTCGATCATGCAGACCTGGCCGCCGGCCCGCGCCATGTCGGAGAGGAAGTCATCGAGGTCGTCGATGTTGGATTGCAGCGACGAGAGCCGGCTGCTCTCCGCGATCGAGCTTTCGGTCGCCGTGCTGTTGCTGGTGCCGCCCAGGTTAGCCTCCTGAGAGCCGACCACGCGCAGCACATCTTGAAAGACCATGTCGGTATTGTAGAGCGCCGGATCGATCGGCGGTCCCTTGTACGCCTGTATCAAGTCCTCGACCTTCTGCCCCGGCGACAACGCGCCAATCTCGATGATGGCGTTGTCGGGGTGAGTTTTCATCGCCGTCTCATCCTCCTCGCTGAGGACGCCGGCCGCGACGATGGTCTTGGGCCGGTTGGCGATCCGATGGCGACGCAGACCCTCGCGGCAGCGGTTGTACTCGCGCTGCGCCGACATAAGCAGGCGCACGTCGCTGACCGGGAACACCTTGGTCTCGTGTTCGCCGTCGTTGAAGGAGAGCGGGAACCAAGGCCAGAAGCGTTCCAGCGCCGGACGCGGCGACGCCGGAGCGCGCAGGTAGTCAGGCCAGCCCTCGCAGACCGTAGAGACCGTGCCGCTCTTGCGCTCGTAAACCTCGTAGACGCAGGCGACGGTCTCGCCGCTGTAGCCGGCCGGCACCGACCCCATCGCTTGCAGCTTGGTCGGACTGACGCCCTGATAACTGTAGGCGGTGTAATTCGACGAGATGTCGATGCCGTAGATTTCCTCGATCTCGCGCGGCGTCAGAACATATTCCTGCGACACCCGGTTGCAGCCGATGAACCCCTTCAATTGCTTGCAGCGGCGATCGGGGATGACCGACCACGACGCCGGGTAGTCGATCGTCAACCCTTCACGGATCAGAAGGTCTGGCTCCGATTGAAGGGCATCCATCGTCTTGCGTATCTCCTCCATCTCGGCACTCGCCGGATTGAGCTTGTCGTCGGCCACGTCGGCGACGAGCGCCTGTAAGTGTGCCATGCGCTCGCTGGCGTCGGCGATGCCCTGCACGACTTCGGGCTTGGTCTCCATCACCCGCTGAAAGCCGATCTTCGCGTAGGAGACGCCGCACGTGATCGCGCGCCGCACCGCCTGCTTCATCTGATACTTGAACGGCTGCACCTGCTCGTCGGTGTAGTAGGTGAAAACGATCTCCAGGGTGCGCGCCAAGTTCTCGTACATCTTGCGCTGCGACATGCCCTGCTGAATGTCGGCAAGCGTCTGCACCGCCTGCTGCGTCGCCTGCACCTGTTGCGGCGCCATCATCGGCGGCGCGCCTGGCGCTGCGCCGCCGGTCGCCGCTACCGCCGCCCCTTGCTGCACGGTCTGCATCGCCAGCATCGCCGACTGCGGATTTTCATCCCATACCGCGAAGTCGAGCCGCTTCTTGCGGCGGGCGACGAAAGTCGGGTTCTTGGCGTAAAGCGCGCTGACGCGCTGGTTGACATGCCGCTGCACGATGTTCGCGGTGTAGCGGTCGTCGCTCCAGCCTTGCTGGTCCGGCCATTGCCAGCCGCGCGCGAAGTCCATGTCGACGCGCATTTGCTTGAAGTCCGCCTCGAAGTGTGCCTTGTCGAGCTTCACTTCCTGCATCAGCTTGGCAACGCCCTGGCGCCGGCTCTCCGGTATGTCGGGCGGCTCGCGCTGCACCTTCGAGCGCCCATCGATCGGCGCCGCCGCGTCCGGCGTCAGCGCGGGCGACATGCCGCTGGCATCCGGTAGCGGCGCCATGTCACCCGGCGGCATCGGCATCGCGCCGCTCATCGGCATCTCTGGTCCGATCGCCATCTAAAACCCCTGGTGTTGCACGACGCGGCGTTCCTTCGCCCGCGTCGCATGCTTCAAGGCGCCGAAAGTGCCGTCGGCGTAGGGCGACGCTTCGCGCGTGCGCGCCGACGCCCGGTTTTGCAGATTGAGACCGCGCCCCAACAACGAGATGAAATCGACGAAGTCGTCGCGCAGCGCGTTCGGGAAGCCGAATAGCTCCTCGACGGCGTCGCCATACCAGCCGGCGAAGATCGGGAGATGCACCTTCCCCATCGACATCCGGCCTTGGATCGCCTGCGCCCGCGCCATCTTGTCTTTCGTCGAGACAAGCTGATGGATCGCGCAGTAGGTGCCGCTCTCCAGCATGCGCTGCCGCAGGAACGGCTCGATCGAGCGGAAGATTTGATCCTTCTCGGCCCACCACAGGAGCGGCCCGCGCGCGAAGTAGCTGAGCATCGCTTCGACGACGATCGAGGTCTGCGCCCGCCGCCAGAAGATGTCGGGCAGTATCCACAGGTCGCCGCTCTCGTCGACGCCAGCCAGGCCGAAGCACGACTTGTCGTTGCGCTGCTCCGCCGACGTTGCAAGGTCCGATGCCCCATAGAGCCGCAGGTTGCTAGGCTGATCGCCGCGTCGATAGGGATGGATGCAGGAGGCATTGAAGAAGGCGCCCTCGGACGGCGACGGGCGGCCTTGCCAGATCGCGCTAAAGCTCTCCGGGTTCAGCTTCCGCATGTCCTCCAGGTATTGCTTTGTGAAGCGCTCCGGCCACAGCGGCTCGCCCGGCTTGCGGTCGAGGATGTCACCCTCGTCGGCGAGCGCGGGGATGTTGATGACCGTCCATTGCTTCGCCAGTTCGGGATCGTAGCAAGGGTTCTTGGGATCGGTCAGGCGGCCGACGACATCGTCCTCGTGCCAGCGCGTCAGGATGATGATCACCGCTGAGTAGGTGTCCATCAGGCGCGACATTGCGACATCGGTGAACCATGACCAGGTCCGCTCGCGCATCGGCCGGCTGTTGGCCT